ATCAAGTAGGGAGGGTTCGTCCAAGGGAACCGTAGGTTCCCTGGGTTCCCTGGATTCCCTGGAATCATCTCCAAATATCACCTCTTCATCAAGTAGGGAGGGTTCGTCCAAGGGAACCGTAGGTTCCCTAGATTCCCTGGAATCATCCCCAAATACCACCCCATCAAGTAGGGAGGGTTCGTCCAAGGGAACCGTAGGTTCCCTGGGTTCCCTGGATTCCCTGGAATCATCTCCAAATATCACCTCTTCATCAAGTAGGGAGGGTTCGTCCAAGGGAACCGTAGGTTCCATGGATTCCCTGGAATCATCTCCAAATACCACCCCATCAAGTAGGGAGGGTTCGTCCAAGGGAACCGTAGGTTCCCTGGAATCATCTCCAAATATCACCTCTTCATCAAGTAGGGAGGGTTCGTCCAAGGGAACCGTAGGTTCCCTGGATTCCCTGGAAAAGGGTTCGTCCAATGGAACCGTAGGTTCCCTGGAAATATTGTGTTTCATACACCATTGTATACATTTTTGTATATTGACTTTAATCAAATTATCTATTTTATCCTGCTTATATAAATTTTCAATCAGAGAAATCGTATAATGGATATTTTCTATTTGTTGCTGACCGAAAATAGCATTATATTCTTCTATTTTATTAATGAAATAATAAGATACAGGTATATTTAAAAATCGATGGATATGGTCTTCTTCTGAAAGCATTTTTTCAAACGCATTCAATAAAAAGGGGAAAAAATGGACGTTTGTATCAAATAAAAATCCTTTACAAACTACATATTTTTCTGAATTCGCATATCGACTTGTTTGTGGTTTGATTAAATATACCTTATCATAAAAGGAAGACAATATATATAATAAATCGACCGAATGTTCCATAAAACAATCAAATATTTTTAAAATAAACGTACCTTCTTTCTTTTGCATAATCAACGCAAAACATATTTGGGCGTATAATAATCGTGATATCGCAATCTCCTGTTTGTTAAAATCCAACGAAAAATCAAATCCCCCATCTGCTGTTATTATATCCATACTATTTGCATACAATTCATTACAATACTTGAAATTATCAATAGACAATATGTTTCCAGTGCCATCTTTGCCTGTTTCAATAAAGACATTTTCATATTTATTCAAAAAATGGGTCGTTTTTTTCCATCCGGGTATATTCGGGTCATTATTATTATCAATTAATGTCATTCCAATATAAACGTCGTCTTTATTTTCGCGGTCCATAGCCAATGCTTCAATAAATCCACCAGGTCCTTCTGCCAAATGAAATGTTTTTATAGGCGTTGAATCATAACGAATATTAAAGGTATTTATCATTTCAATCATTTTAAAAAATGACCGAGAAAGCGGTTTATGTTTAGATATACTTTTTCTCTTATATGGTACCGATGTATGTATATATTCGTATGGGTTTGTGTATTTTTTATAAATATCCCAATCTTTTTCATGATAATCTATTTGGGTTTTTATATTATATAAATAATATGATAATGAATTGGAATATTTTACTTCTGGAACATTTTTGGTAAATATACAATCTATATTTTTATGTATTAAAAACGATGTATTTGGTAATAAATAATATGTCATTTTTTATTTAACGTTATAGTTACATAAAAAAATGTGTTTATACCCTTATCCTTATTTATTTTTTGTATTTTTTTATTTTTTATCGTCTATTATGACTATTTTCGGTTTTTTGACAATAATTTTCTTTTTTTCACCTGTATAAAAAGGTTCTGACACAGATTTTTCTTCTGTTTCCGTTTTATCCGATATTTTTTCTTCCGTTTCTGTTATAACTTCGTATTTATTTAAAACCACACGGGATTTTTTTGTTTTGCGTGCTTTTACTATTTTTTTTTCTTCTTCTTTTTTTTCGGTTTCCATTTCTTTTTCGATTTCAGTGATTACCTGATTTTCAATCTTTTCTATGATTTCGTCTTGTTTATCTAAGACTTTTGTTATTTTTTCCATATTTACGCTATGTGTTTTTCTAAAAATAAAATATCGATTTAAAAATGAAATTTTGCGCTCATAATCCGTCATATGTATTGCCTCTCCATAATCCGCCGCACTATTGGGACTTCGTTTTATTTCATACTTCATATTATCATATAATTGTGAAAATAAAGCACTTCCGTCTGGCAAATTCATATGATTTGCTTCCGTTTTGGTTATCAACGTAAATCCGAAATTTTCCATTAAACGAACCAAATAATTAAAATTCACTAAATATTCACGAAATACTTTATTAATGCTTTCTTGAAAGACATTGATCGGATAACCTAATGACATATCATCTTCTGGAAACCCGGTTTCATTATATAATTTCGTAATTTCAAAAATTTTATTCTCGCCGCTCATAATTGTGTAACTTTCATCTTTCTTCTTATTTTGTAGTAAATGAAATACCGATGCACCATCATAACATGTTCCTATAAAATATCCATTGATACGCGTACATTCTGAAACATTTTTTAGAAATTCATGAAGCGTTGTTTTATTTTCAAAGAAATAATGTAAGGCAAATTGGCATGAACTTATATGAAATCCTTCCTGACCGACGCCGTAATTTTTATAAACCGCTTTTCCTAATAGTTCCGCGTCTTTTGGACCTGTACCAAAAATCGCATTATTGATTTGTTTTTCTTTAGATGACATAAACGCATTTCCATTACGAATATTTTGTGAACTGTTACCATGCATAAATATCGCATCAAACATATTTTTATTCTTTTTCTTAGTATTTAAATATCTCGCACATGCTCCATCCATTCCATCCATAATGTTATTTTTCGCCACATCAATGCCATATACAAATGATAATTTGGCATTTATCCATTTCGATAAATCACCGGCTTTCCCAACCGCATAATCAATTAATTTATCTCCGGTATTTGCGACATTTACGACCAATTTCTTCTTTACATATAAATTATGAAAATCGCGTAATCCTTGTGTATTGGTATCTTTATTATTACGATTATAATATACATCATCATTGGCTACATCATCTGTTTCTGGTATTCCTTCGCCCTTCGTTATCATATCTTTTGTTACCGGATGATGTAATGAATGCCAATTAGAATTTGCTACATGATATGCATTACCAAATTGTTTTGCGCCATTTTTAAGATCACTCGTTTTATCATAACGCACACGTAATGGAACCCATTTCCAACCATCTGAATTATTCATCACATATTTAAATTCTACAATGGTATCTGCTTCAAAATATTCACCTTCTTCGGTTATCATATTCATGGAATTACCATTCTTTTTCAATAATACATTTGTATATCCGGCATGCGGATCATACGGATTGGTTGGCTGAAAACGAACTGGATGATATCTCTCTTCATTATCAATATCCGTTGGTGATTTTACTTTACCGTCAATCATATCTTGAAATGGATTCAAATAACCATGTTTTGACACATCATACCCACATTTTAATTCCAATGTTCTATATTGTTTTAATTCCTGTGTTCCTTGTAAATTCTTACCTTCTTCAAAGATGTTATGTATTTTTTCGGGTTCACCAGTGGTTTTATCTTTTTTCAAGGCGACTAAGAAATCAATTGTATTGTATTCCACTGGTTTCCATTTAAACGATGTTTCCCATGTGAATTTATGTAATGGTCCAGTTTCTCCTACATGTTTACCGCCAACGCCGGTATCCGTTGGTGTAAATATTAAACCGTCTGTATTATATTCAAATGTACCATCATCTACCTGTGATAATATAATAGAACAACATTCAAATATAGTCGTATTGACAGTGCAAGGATAAAAACTTTTACATTTAATCGCGAAATCCGTTTTTTGTTTACCCTCTAATATAGGTGCTGGTTTTAAACCATCAATCACTATTTCTAACAATTGTAGTCTATATTTTGTTTTAGCATCGGATGGATTGGTATTCTCTGTACTTATACTGGAAGTTGGAATAAAAGCAAATTCACGATATGACTTTTTATTGATATAATAAATATCAAATGCCGCATATAAATTAATAAATTCCCGGTTTTTATTATATTTAATATGTTCTCCATCAATGATTGTATTTCGTATTTTGGTTTCTGGTGTATACATACCGGTAAACGATACATTCATATTTGTATCAATCATATACATATTACCATTTTTTGCAATAAATAATAATTTACGGTCTCCATCTGCTTTATCTGTTACGGCATAGTTTTTACGAATATTACCTACATTCGAGGTTTCGTTCGTTGGTAAAATATTTTCCAATTGTAATACATTCGATGATGGACCAATAAAATCATTCGATGTGATTCTTCGCGGAACATAATTTTCACCATGAATTAACACCATATATTCTTGTAAAATTTTATCACGTTCGGAATATGCAATAGGATATTTGGTTCCTTGTAATCCACATAAAACAATTCGTATCATTTTTCGCAAAACATCCATTAAAGCATCTTTGGTATTATATTTGGTTCCAGCGCCGACCCGGGCATTATCTATTTCCAATTCTATTTCATACGTTTCGCCATTATTAAATACATCCGCTTCTTGAATCGTATATTTGGGAATGGGAACATGATTGGTTTTCTTGGATGATTTAATAATACTCAAATCCGCAAAGATAGGAAAATCTGGATGATAAAATCGGGTACGATTCATACAACGAAAGGTCTTTTTTTGGTCGTTCCAACTAGAAATTATATTACGAGCAATATTGGTATTTACATTGAAATCTTGTTCTAATTTATACGATACACGAAAATTAAAATCCGCCATATCCACCGGTTTGATAAAAGAACCATCTTTATTCGTCGGCGATAATTTCTGCGTAAATTTTAATTTATTCATGAGATTCGAAGGTAAATCTAAAATACGCTGTAGACTATTCGTACGACAATATTCTTGTATTAAATCCGTTCCTACAATTTCTGCGCGTATGTTTGACATTTTGGTAATACCGCTACGAGGGTCAATAAATTCATTTTGTATGCGTAAAATCTGTATACCATCTTCAATGTCTGGATGAAATCCACAGGAAAGTAATTGTTTTACTACATTATCGTAATCTATTTTAGAAATCGGTTTTGATAATTTCGGGTTGGAACCAAAACGAATTTCCAATTCATTTACTTTATTATCCCTTTTGATAATTGGATTACTTGCTAAATATTGTTCTATCACACTTTCAAACTGTTCTTTGGCGTGTTTTATTTTGGTTTTTTCATCCGAATGTAATATGGATTCAGATGTTTCATTTTTATTTGATTCTTTTACTGCGGCTTCCATATTTTCTATTATATAATATCTATATTTAAATATTATATACTTTCTGTTATTTTTCAATTTTTCTTATATCGCTAATACTTTTCCTATATTTTCATATAATTCGCTTTTCTTATATTTTTTCGTGTCGTCAAATATATTTAATTTTTGCGCCATCGCTTCTAATTCTTCTACTTTATAACCAGAAACCGATTTCATATATTTACTATAATGTTCTAAAACCATGTATTTATTACGCAGTTCGTTGACTTTATATTCAGCTATATTTTCAAATTGTAATTTATATTTTCCGTCGCTACTTTTATATAAGATATACGTCAATGTATCTGTACTCATTTCGGCATTCGCCCAAAATTCCAACATACATTTTGTTTCTTCATTGATTATCAATACATTCACATGATAATAGGCAATCAATCCAATTAAGGAAAGCATGCTGGTTTGTTTTTGTGGAGTCATTAATTCCGATAGCATTTCTTGAATGGCGACATTTGTAACTTTATAATTCGTTTCTTTTGCTTTTGTTGGATTATTCTTAATAAATTCATAAATCTTTTGCTTTTCTTCCAATTCTTTTACACCGTAATTGCGGTCTACTTGTAAATATTCTTTATAACCGAAATGAATGATAAACAAACACCAAAACAATGTATCTTGGTGTCTAGGTGAAATTAATTCTTTTTCATCCGTCACATGTTTATCCGTTTCATTCGCGGGTGTTTCTTTTGGCGCTTCTTTCACAATATTCATACTTGGAAAATCATCAACATCGGCGATTCTACATTCACTTTCATTTTCATGTTGTTCGTCCAACCCAGCTTTCTTTGCTTCAAATTCCGAATTATTAATAATGGTTTCTTTATTTTCTTTGGTAAACATGAATGCCCGTAATTTCAATACATCCCGGGTATATTTAAATAAACTATTTTTATAAGAAATACTATTCATAAATGAAATCATTATTTAGATATGGAGTTATATAATAATGGCATTTCCTCTTTATTATCTTTTTCATTAAAGTATGCATTTTTAAACTCCTCCTTTTGGTATTCAATGGTTTTAAATGATTCTTCTTGTTCTTTTGAATATTCTATATATTTTTCAATTTCAGTTATGGTTTCTTTGGGTAAAAAAGATAAATTTACATAGACACCCGATTTGTTTTCATTTATTTTACATAAATTTTTAGATAAAATTTTCAAAATTTCCACTTGATGATATTTATTCATATTCTCAATATACTTTTTCATATTTTCTAACTTTTCTATATTCTGCATTGGTTTATGAATATTCATATCATAAATATTTTATATTCTTTTCCTTTTTATTGTTTTGACATTTTTGAATTAGAATTGTAAAAATTGTAATTAGAAATATATTTTACTATAATAAATGAATATTATATATAATTTATTAGTAACATTTTTGAAAAATAATAGTTTAAAATCCATCGGAATATTGTTATTAAGTCTAATCATCAATGTATTTCAGGTAAATTCGATTTCATATATTACTGCAAATATAATGACCGCCATACAAAAGAAAGATTTCAATTCCGTATTTTCATATTTCAATTATTTTATTGGTTCAGCTGTCATATTTATTATTATTTTCTATATTTACAAGTTAATACAAAATAGTCTTACTATAAAATTACAATTATGGATGAAAAATGAAATGTTAAATATTATTTTAAATGCCAATAATGAGAATTTTAGCAATGTTAATTTTAATGATTTTGTAACACCGATGCATCGTATATCAAACAATTGTTACTTACTATTTTACAATATTGTTTCTGAACTAATCCCTAATTTTGCATTCTTATTAATGATATCATTGTATTTTATTGTATATAATCCATTGTTTGGTACATTATTCTTAGCAAGTAATATTTGTATATTTTTATATATTTATTTTGTTTGGGATGAATTAATGAGGGTGCGAATGGATTACGAGACCAAAGTAAATAACAATGATAATTATTTAATTGACCTTTTAAATAATATGGATAAAATTATTTTACGAGGAAAAATAAAAGATGAAAGTAAAATATTTGAAAAATTAACGAATGATGGCATTGAAAAAACACAGAATTTTTACAAATTAATCAATAAACATCTCTTTATAACGACGCTTATGATATATGTTATTATATTGTCATCTATATTTTACTTAATCAATATATGTATAAATAAGAAAATATCTGTAACTATATTTATCACGTTTTTCACTATTTTATTATCCTATAGAAACTATATTATTGGCACATTACAGAATTTACCTGACTATTTGGAATTTATTGGACGAATTAATTATGTTATAAAATTATTTGAAAAAATGGTCGGGAAATATGATTTTAAACCAACCGATTACGAAGAAACGCAATTACAATTTCGGAAAGTTGTTTTTGAGAACATATCCTTTAAATATCCTAATACAGAGAACTATGTCTTTGAAAATTTCAATCTCACGATGAATACAAACAATAATATTATTGGAATTGTTGGTTATTCCGGCATTGGCAAATCCACATTCATGAAAATGATGTTGAAATTATATAAATGTGATAAAGGACGTATTCTTATTGACGGTCAAGATATTGAAACCATAGACACGGAATATTTACGTAAAAATATTACCTATATAAATCAGAATTCTAAATTGTTTGATAAAAAAATTATCGAGAACATTTTATATGGTTGTAATAATATTTCAGTATGTCAAAAACATTTGGAAGAAATTCAAAAATATAAACAAATACAGAAAATATTCAAAGAAATTGATATTCATAATAAAAATGCCGGATTAGCTGGCGAAAATTTATCCGGCGGACAACGCCAAGTCGTTAATATTGTGAGTGGTTTGATAAACCCATGTAAAATATTAATTTTAGACGAACCAACGAATGCACTAGATATAGAATTAAAACAAGAAATTATACAATTGATTGGTGATTTCAAAAAATATAAACAATCCATTATTATTATTACTCATGACAAAGATGTGTATCCTTTGTTTGATGAAAAAATAGAACTTTAACCTGATTATACCAACCAACCAAATATGAATATATTTTGTATCAATATATTCATATCACAACTCATCTGCCTTATAATATCATATCTTTCACGAATGTGTCATAATAACCCATTGGTTTATCCTTTTTTGTAAAATCAAATAAATTGGCAAATGTTATTTCGTATAATAATGAAACACAATCCCTTACGTTGATGGTAATATAATATTTACCTTCATTTTCATATAAACTGATAGGGTCTTGTATTATATTTGGTGACTTATCTAACAAAATATTATTATACACATCTAATGGCTTGCGTGTCCCCGGTGATAACCACCAACTATTTAATTCTTCTTTACTACTCTCATAAAAATACATGACTGGTCTGGATACATATTCTAATCTCCATTCATTTGTATTTAACAATATTATATGACTATAATGCTCGTAACATTTTTTTAAAATACGCGAATGGCAACCACCAATATAATATCCATCTTTATAATATATTAAATTACTTCCGCCTCTTAAATATGTATTCGCAGTATTTATAGGTAACTGAATATTATTTTGTTTAAAGACGACCCTGCATAATCCTTGTGGGTTGAAATCATAATGGAGAATCACTAACGGATCATAATTATAGACAAAATATAATTTATTCTCTTTTACAAAAGGAGCCCAATTCTTTTCTATGACATTTCGTTTCATATTTTCTACTTGTAAAAATACTGGTCTCCATTCTTCAAATTTTGTTATTCCGATACATCTATTTTGATGTTGATATGGCGATATAGATATAAATATTACGTATACTTCGTCATTCAATATAAATATACGCGGGTCTTCTGCCTCTATGGTAAATCCGTATTCTTTAGGTATTTCCCAATCATCTCTCATGAAATATAAACCATTTTTTTTATTTTTATATATTCGTTCACATGTATACATTATACCGTGTAAAACACATTGGGCTTTAAACATACAAAAGGATACGTTAGGATAGTCGCCAGTCACATTACGAATATATTTTGTGTGTATGTTTGGCGTAAACCGATTCAACCATGATGTTTTATTATATTGTTCTTTACGAATGTTATGCGTCATGGGCGATATATTTAAATTATAATGTTTAATGCCTTTATCGTGAATATAATTCATACCTTCATATATTTCGAATGCATTAAATATAGCTAAGGCTCGTTCAGTATAACCACCAACGCTTCCAAAATTTGTTTCATATGGAAGTTGACAAGACCAAGGATATATTTCTTCTACGAATATTTCTAACCAACTACATAATTTTTCAAAAATACGTATTGGATATATATTTGTTTGCCATAAACTAAGAGGCATGTCTTCTAATTCCTTCATAGAATAATTTGTTTTGAAATGTGAATTGTAACTCTTTATTACAAAATCCAAATTTCTTTTATTTGAATACATCAATTTACTCCATTTTTGTTCTTTAACAATCGGTTCTTTTGCGCTCAATATATATATTGTGTCCGTATCCCTTTTCTCATATTTTTCATTATGTTTCATATCATATTGAGAGAACCCTACTAACTCTTTATCCGTATATAATTTATTCCAATACACATGGAGATAAGCAGATGTTTCCATATATCCTCTTTTCTGTAAAAACGGATTATACTTTTCTAATTCATATTCTAGTATGACGTTGGTATCACGCCGTTTTGGATATATTTCATTTACCCCAAAAAAATAAAAATAATAATTATCCTCTCTTACATAATAATCTTTATGAAATACACAAAACATTTTTACATTGCTACGTTCATTGTAATCTTGTAATTGTCTAGACATATTTTCTGTCATTACACCTATATAACAAGAATTGTTTATTTGATTTTACAAATGAATAAAATTTATGAATAATATTACAATAATAAATTTGTATTCAATACTGTAAAAATATTAAAATTTTATTCTTATGTATATTATATGTTCGGACGAATTCTCAAACGTTTCTGTCATCATCGTGATACAAATATCGCACAATTTCTAACACCATATAACCCTTTGGTAGAATGTGAAAAAAAATGTAATCATCCTTACGTAGAAAATACCAAACCTCCTCATATAGAAGAAACGAAAATATTTATTGAAAATGGCACGTTCATTCACAGTCAATCTAAATATTTACCAATTCAAATACAATATGTTGATAACAATCATAAAATCCATAAAATTTTGATTCATTTGACAAAATAAAATTACAATTGTATTTTTGTCATTGCAACTGTAATTTACAAACCATACATGCTAATAAAATATTTTAGAAAATTATAATATACTATATTGTTAAATGAATATAGTGTATTTTTTATTACGCCAATTTTTTAATGAAGAATCCTTGAATATAACTCTTATGATTCTCATCAGTTTTATTATAAATATTTTTCAAACCAATGGTATTTCTTATATATCAGCTACCATGATTGATTCTATACAAAAAAATGACAAAGTAAACGTCAATCTCTTCTTTAAATATTTTATATTCGTCTCTGTATTATTTATTATTTTATATAACGTATATAAATATTTCCAAAACAAAATATTAACCAAACTACGACAATGGATGCGACATCAATTAATAAAAATGCTTTTGATTATTAATAATGAGAACTTCAGTGAAGTTAATTTTACCAAATTAAATTCCCCCATCAATCGTATTTCATCGGTATGTTTTATGGTTTTTAATGATATTATTACCTATATTTTACCCAATATCACTTTCTTATTCATTATTACAGCTTATTTCCTATATAGTAATCTATTCTTTGGTTCCATTTTTATTATTGGTAATTTGGTTCTCATGGCTTATTTATATTTCAACTGGGGCGATATGATTACCCAAAATGAAGAATACGAAAAATATGTCAATGATAATGAATCCTATTTGGTTGAAATTTTAAATAATATTGATAAAATCATATATAGAGGTCAAACTGATAATGAAATCCATGAATTTTCTAAAAAAACGGAGAAATCTATACATTCAGCGTTCAATTTCTATTCTAATACCGCATATCATAGTACCATTATGAATATTATTGTATTTATGATTATCTTCTTATGTATAGGACAAATTATTTACATGTTTTTCAATAAAAAAATCGGATTAAAATTATTTATTACCTTTTTTACGATTCTATTATTGTATAGAGACCGTATTATAACAGTAATACAGCAAATTCCGGATTTTATAGAATTTTTAGGTCGGTCAGATTCAGTCGTGAAACATTTTAAAACAATGGCGAATGATTATGAAAAAGTACTGAAATCGAAATATAATAATCATTTTGATTTACCTTTTGATAAAATCACTTTTGAGAACGTGACCTTTAAATATAAAAGCGGGTTCTCAAATGTATTGGATCATTTTTCAAAAACGATTTATCTGAATCATAAAATCATTGGCATTGTCGGATTATCTGGCAATGGTAAATCTACGTTTGCGAAACTCATTATTAAGTTATATATACCCGATTTTGGTAATATTTATATTGACGACCAGAATGTAGACAGAATAGACGGAAACTATATTCGTAATAATATCACTTATGTAAATCAAAATTCGAAACTCTTTGATCGAAAAATAATTGAGAACCTATTATACGGTTGTTATGATTTGGATATATGTAATAAGTATTTACAAATCATCATGAAATACCCCAAAATAAAAGAATTGTATAAAAATATTGATATACATAATAAGTCTGCTGGATTATTTGGAGAGAACCTATCCGGCGGACAACGGCAAGTCGTAAATTTGATTAGTGGGTTGATTATGCCATCGAAAATCGTTATTTTAGATGAGCCAACAAATGCTTTGGATATGGCGCTTAAAAAAGAGGTTATCCAAATGATTGCTGATTTTAAACAGTATAAAAAATCGATTATTATTATCACACATGATAAAGATGTTTTTCCTATTTTGGATGAAACTATCAAAATAAACTAATATAGAGAATAGTTGAGTATATTCGTCAATAGAATGGCATCGTACCCTTTGCTGAAAGATATTGATATCATAAATAATAAGTTTATGTATGATATTGATACAATTGAATGGAATATCCAAAACGCATGTTTAAGTTTAAGGGTATTGTTGAGAAACCAACGGTTGACTCCCTATATATGTGCGAAATATGTGGTATTTGGTGGAAGAAACGGACAATATGCGGATTGTTGTGAAGATTCCTGGATATCGGTGGGCGAAGTATTGAATTACCAATCACATATTACCATGGAAGATATGATTGAAGCACGTAAAATAGTGAAAGAAGAATATGAAAGAGAAGAAAAGGAACGAAAAAAAATGGTGGAGGAAGAAGCATGGGTGTAAATTTTATTCGTTATCATCTTCATGATTTTCATATTCAAATTCCGCATCTCCGCCTAAAATGCTAATGGGTTTTCGTTTTGGTTGCCCGTTATCATCTTTTTTACGATTTTCTACTAATTTTCCAATGACGCATATATATGGGTCATTTAATTCAAATCGCACACCAATCACTTGTACGGTTATTTTCGCATTTTCAGTGATTGTCGCAAAATATTTATCGCTAAAATGATGGTCTCGTGCTATAAATACGGTTACTGGAACTGTACCATCTGTATCAATCACTTCGGCATGAATACCCGCTTTGGTAATTGTTTTCGTTTGACATTCTATCAACATTCCTTCTACTGGATGACATACCATACATTCAAATAAAGTATAAAATTCTACCAGGTCGCCATTAATCACACCGCTGGAATAATTCACTATTTTGACAGAATTTGGTTTAATAAAACCGTCGGTGATACATTTTCCTTCGGTTTTCTTCGATATGATTTTTTCTAAATTCTGTTTTATGCTTTTTCCAACCTCGGTAATAGATAATTGTACTTTCATGGTTAACATAGATGGCATATATACCCCATACACTTGTGGTTCAGTACGTTTTGGTTGTTTATCAGTCATTGTAATTGTATTATAATGATATAAAAATATTTTTATATCATTTCAATTTTTTTAGTTTTAGACCCTTAGAAAAAGCCGTTGGTTACAACTTTGATACTTCGCGGATCATTGCCTGCTCTATATTAAAAAACCATCTATTGCCATTACGTTTCGTCTCGTCATAATAGCGTAATAATATTTCGGTTAAAACACATAATGATATTTTGGTATAGTTATCTTTTATATCCGCATTATCATAAACAGGTTCTCCGCCAATTATTTCATTCAAATATTTTATAATTTGGGAATTTCCCAAATTATCACAACGAGAACCTTTATTGTTGCGTTTCTGTTTCATATCTTTTATTTTAAACGTCATTTCTCTATCTTTGAATAATTCCATAAATCCAATAATATCATTGAATTCCGATTTTTCAATAATATATTTATCATTGATAATTGAATTTATTTCATGTCGTTCAGTAGGTCGAGCTTCATTCCATAGAGTCAATAATTCATCGGATTGTATTAATATTTTATATTCATTTTTATTGGCGAGAACCAACGCTTTTTTTCCTGCATAATCTAATATTTTTTCGTGAAAATAAGATGTTATAATATTGTCTATCTCAGTGTTCTCTGCTTTCTTTTCCGAATATATTTTTTGAATCAATAAATATTTTTCTGAATATTCCAAATTATCCAAATAATGATAAACATAATATTTCCGGATAAAATCATGGGGTATATTGAAACGTTCTAATAAATCGGCATATACAAACGTAGAATGTTTAAACCAATTGGTATCTCGAGACTCGAATGTCACACCTTCTTTGCTGAATGCAATATTTAAATTATCATCAATTTCTCGCAAAATATCTTCCACCGATTTTACGATTTTCGTTTCTTCGGCTTTTTGTATCATCGTAACTACTTTGGGTACTTCTACTCTTAAAAATTCGTCTTTATAATCGACGGGTACATCTCTTTCAAATATAGACGCATTCTCATTTGTAATTTCCACTGGTTGAAATGCATAATAATCACCATTATTTATGAGAACGCCCATTCTGCCATATTTATCTATCAAATATTCCGTCTTATTATCTATCATTTGGGTTAATGTATAATAGATTTGTTCTATTGGATATGGTTTTACAATATTAATTCCATTGATTAAATGGTCTTTTCTATAAAATGACTGGTCTTTGAATAACTGACGTATTCTTTTTAAAATCATATGGTAATTGGTTTTCATGTATTCCGTGTTATAAGTATCTTTCACGATCGGTTTGGAAGTTATATCTATATGTGGAGAACATTGAAACGCACAATTATCCATATAATCACAAATATCTGTATACGGTCTATCCCCGATTTTATAATCTATGGTTTTACCACTGGATAAATGTATTTGTATATTCTGGTTCTCGGCTATACTATTTAATTTCTCTATTGTAAAATTCGTTTGTTCTATATTCAATAAACAATCTACTGCATTTTGTTTTAATACTCTGGTTACATTACCTATTTGAAATGCCTTTTTCTCGGCTAATCGATAGACATATAAATCCGCAGGTTCTTCGTCATTTCGTGGTAGAGTTGTATGTAAATAGAGTTCCACATTTCGTTCTTCAAATGGTAATTGACAATGACTTAAATTACGGACACTGCGCCCAATAATTTGTTCTACACGGTTCATATTATACCAAGGTTCCAATATATGACATTGGCGAATATTTTTGAAATCCAAGCCTTCGGATGCGGCTTTGGAGATAAGAATAACCTTTACGAGTTCTCCATTCTTATTTTCTGGTCTGGAAATATATTTTATATCTTTTGAATTATTCGGTGAAAAGTGTTTGTCTCCACTTAAAATAACATATTTGGCTTGACGAAATTGAGAACCTGTATATTGACTACGAGGCAATAGAGTTACCGAATCAATGGCTTCGGTGGGTGGAGTTTTAAATAATGGTTTGGTATAGGTTTCCGCACCATAACGTGTAAACCCCATTTCTTCCAGAGCTAGCGCAATCGGTACAATGCCACCATCTATATATTGGGAATATACCATGACTACACCGGTAGAATTACGAATACAATCACAAATCGTAGAAATCTTATTGCTATATTTACCAATATGTTCTCTATGGAAAATGCGTCCATAGTTCTCTATGACCCCTGGGTTATATTCAAAATCATAGCGTAGTGCATTTGGTACGGTAATGGTTTTGTATGTCATTATATTCGCCAATCCTTGTTTGCCAATCATATTATCAATAATTTCATTATTTTGGTTCTCATCCATGGGTTGAGTTTCTTGTTCCAATATAGAATCCATTTTTGGATTTGGATATACAATATTTAATGCCTCTAATGGAATTTGCAGTAAAGTATATCCGAATGCATCCAAATTTTCAAAATTTGGCAAAGTAATTAACTTACCTGTCTTATTATACATTTGGCTGCTTCTATTTCGTAAATTATTCATGATAAAATCATAACCTGTTTGTTGATATTCTCCGATTTGACTGGTATAAACCGGTATATGTTGTAGAGGTTCGGTAATTTCCTTTTCATTCATTTGTTTCTTTGGATAATTTGAAGTGACAATCATATGTTCTGGTGCGAAATCTACTGGATATATACGATAAGGAAATGTATATGGGTTCTCGCCACGAACATAGGAAACATAACCGATTAATTTGCGTTCTAAAAGTTCTCTACCTCCTTCCATCAATTCTCCGTTGATAGTTTGACTTGGAATAAAATTACCCTCTTTGTCAAACACTTGGTCTTCTTTAATCGTAGGTCGTTTATCATTCGCATTCATCAAATTTACTAACCATATGATTTCTTTATAATTATTATACATTGGTGTAGCGGACAATAGTAACAAACGTAACCCATCACTGTGTTTGGCTACTTCCATTAATAACATAGCGATTCGTTTGTTTTTATTATCGTCTGTATTACGAATATTATGTACTTCATCTATAATCACTAATCTATGATTAAATACTTTTTGTATTTTTTTGATACGTAATTTTGTTGCATCTAAACCCGAATCTTCGGGAACATTGGTATGTCTTTCAATAAAATTAGCGAATTCGGTATAACCCATAAAAGAATAATAATTATTGAGAATCGCATTCATTTGGGAAATTACCTTTTCTTTGGGAATATCAGTCAAATTGGTAGGATTGATTTCTCTCAATAAAGCATCTCCAATACAGGTATTTAAACTCCATAGCCCGTTCTCTTGTTTTAATTTGGTTTCATCAAAAAATTGGGTACGGAAATTGTTTTGTACGTTAGGAGAGGCAATAATAAGTATTTTATGTGTAACGCCAACCTGCTTCATATAAGAACGCATTTCTTCGGCAATACCAATCGCACTGCATGTTTTACCTGTACCCAAACCGTGATATAATAATAAACTATTATATGGTGTGTTGAGTGATAAGAAATTTTTGACAAACAATTGATGGGATGATAATTCAAAATCAGTATTACATAATTTGTTGGAGAATGTTTTTATGTCACGGATTTTACCGTCATATTTTGTATCATTAAATTCTTTACGTAATGCGATTTTTTCATTGAAGTTGGGATCATCCAAGGTCGGTAGTAGGGAAACCAAGGTTTCCCCTACGACCCCTTCCTTTTCTTCCAGGGAACCTACGGTTCCCTCGGACGCTCCCTCCCTTTGTAGGGAAACCAAGGTGTCCTCTGTGACACCTTCCTTTTCTGGTAGAGTTTCTTGCACTGGAGGTTCTTGCACTGGATGTTCTTGCACTGGAGTTTCATTTTCTATTGGTGGCTCAGGACTTAGTGTTTGGACTGATTGACTTTGTTGTAATCCTCGTAATCGAATAATTTCTTCTCTCAATGTTGCTTTTGTAGTAAATTTACCACTACTTTTTTTACCGGTTGGTTGATTTAATAATACAGAAAGCGTATCGCGTAATTCCTGTACGCTCATCTCTAATAAATCCGAATTATCATTGATAACCACCCGTTTGCTGGTTTTTAATGGTGCAATATTCGGGGTTACAATCGCATTATATAATGGGTCAGGCGCGTTGGTATTTATATTTACCGGGTGTAGTTCTGCTATCTCAGATACAACATTGGATGCTATACTCGATATGCTAGTAACAATCGGATTATTTGTCATTTGTTGAAGAATACTCTCTTTTTTCTTTCTGGTTTTTTTCGCTTTTTTTGGTTCGCATTCGCCAGTTTTAGGATTACGACGCATTCCATCCGGGCAATAAATTTTTTTTGTTGACATGTTATAAATATATATGTATGTATTTAAAATATACGTATATATTTTTATTCTCTTTCTTATGAAAAAAATAATCTATATTTTGTTAAACAATTATTCACATTACTAATTAATCGTTTTTTTTCTAAATTATAAGGTCGAATCATTTCCAAACATTTTTCATAAGACATCCATTCCATTTTACTAACTTCTGATAATTCATATTTATCTAATAATATACTATCATCGTATGGCATATACGCTACAAAATATTTATGTTTATATGATTTATAATTAGACCCGGTAAAAATTTCTTCAAAGGGTAATATATTTTGTATATTTTTTAATTTTTTTTGATGAATACCAGTTTCCTCACTAAATTCACGAACAGCACATTCATAATCTTTTTCCAAATAATTTCGACGACCTTTTGGAAATCCCCATTCCGGTTCTTCCCATATATCATGATCGTTGCTTTCATCTACTAGAGTTTCCAATGTATACACGGTATCTTTATTATATATTCCTTTTCGTAGAGAATTAAATTTATCACGCGATACAATTTCTTCCACTTTATATTGATTCGATATCATTTCACTTTTCCAAATATCTTTCCATAATCGGTCAAATTCTAACGAACATAATCGTTCCTTTTCTTCGGTTGTCATTTGTTTAATCATATTCATGATGTATTCTTTGTTATAGACGGAATATTTACCTCTCATGAAATCTAAATAACCCAACGTATCTTTACGTCGTATCATTAAATATTCTATATTTGTATCGTTATACCGAAATACAATAATCCCGATACTTGTAATAGGCATTTTACATTGATGATAGAGATGCCCCTGTTTTCCACAATTATTACAATAATTATCAGTCATTTTTATTATTCGGTTGTATTAATCTATTATAATCACATATCTTTATATATTTATAAAAAGAATGCTATTTGATTCAAATGTATGGGGTCCTCATTATTGGTTTTTTTTACATACAGTAGCACATTCTTATCCAGAACACCCAAATGATATAACGAAACGCAAATATTACGATTTAATACAAAACATGCCGTTATTTATACCTTTGCCTGAAATGGGAAATAAATTTAGCCAAATGTTAGATAAATACCCTGTAAAACCTTATTTAGATAATCGCGATTCGTTTATTCGATGGGTCCATTTTATACATAACAAATTTAATTATCTATTAGGGAAAGAAGAAATGAGTTTACAAAGCGGCTTAGATAAATATTATGCGGAATATAAACCGAAACCTATTTATCTGTCTGAAAAAATAAATATTCGTAAACACATTATACATATTTTCATTATATTATTACTCGTCTTTCTAATATATGTATGTTATGATAGTTAGATAAATCCGCCAAAAAGAAAAATCTAAGGATATATAAAGTATGAGATTTGAAATAATATTGTTTTTAATTGCCGGTTTCATTATGGCGAATATTTATACGGATGGAAAATACATGAGAATCGCATTATCATGGAAAAAATATTATCAAATGGCAGGCGTCGCCATCGGAGCATTGATGATATATTGGTTGATACGTAGAAAACCCGCACAAGCCAGAGAAATGTTATCCGCATCAAATGACTATTTAAAATATTTACCCGTAGATAAAAATACGTCCAGCATTATATCACCAATCTTGGATTTTACCACCAAACAAAATATTTTAGCCGACCAATATTGGGGGAGTTATAGTCAACAAGATGGAGGCTATAATTATCCAGTAGTACCCATGAGACAACAACACTCTGAAAAACGTATTTTAACTTCCGGAAAACAACCAACCAAACGTTCGGTCAGCGAAACAAAGAAAAAATATGTAGCATCGAGTCAAAATTGGAAATGTGGCGGGTGTGGTAAACAATTAACCGCCTGGTTTGAAGTAGATCATAAAGTAAGATTAGAATATGGAGGTTCAAATGAAGTGAGTAATTTGGTCGCATTGTGTCGCGAATGTCATGGTGAAAAAACGACTATGGAAAACCTTTAGATAATTTTCAATATAAAATAATAATTTTTTATTTATGTATATATCTTATTATAGTAAGATATAAACATGTTTCTTTCTGATATATTAAATATTTTTGGAAATAATACAAGTTCATTGTATTATTATGCAATCTTTTTTATTATAATCGCTTTATTTACAATGGCTATTTTTAAATTTAATGATAATATACAAAAATTCTCAGTTCTTAATTATATTATTTTACTTATCATTATTTTACCATTTTTACTATTTGTATTGATGAAACCGGTTTCAACAACCGAACAAACGATTCAAATAAATCCTACATTTATCATATTTGCTAGCATATTTTTATTACTATTTATCTATGGTTGCGTTAATATGTATTCAAAGATAACACTCCAAAATATTGTAATCATGAGTTATGTTTTAGCAATAATATTGGGAATGATTGTTTTATTAACCTTATCCATATTATTTACAATTCTTAGTACAAAATTACGCACATATACTGGATGGTCTGGAATATTTATCAGATTGTTATTTTATTTACCTTGTTTGTTAATAGATTTTGTAGAATATATCAAACAACAATACAAATTAACAACCAATACGACCTATATTCTTTTCATAACAGAATTGCTATTTATACTATTTTATTTCTATTTTCCAAAAATAGCACATTTCATTTTAAAAGGAACATATGGTGAATCTATTTTACCAGATTCACGTTTTTTGACAAGTGAATATAGTTTCCCTATAAATAAACTTATGTATAATACTGATTCGAAATCAAGTAACAAAATGTATCGTCAAGATTTCGCCATTTCAATGTGGACGTATATCGTTCCACAACCAGACAATTTTAGCGCTTATAAAGGAGAAAGTAATATATTCACTATGGGAAACAGTATGCCAAAAATAACATATTATAATAAACCCGATGATATTCATATGAGAAATAATTTGATATTTTATTATAAAGAGGATAAATACACCATACCGAATGAAGCTCAAAAGTGGACGAACATAGTACTAAATTATACATCAAATAGCTTAGATATATTCATAAACGGTGAATTAAAACGTTCATTTACTATACAACATCCAAACAATTATGATTCTATAAATGAGATTATTACTGGCAGTAATGATGGTTTAGATGGAGCCATATGTAACATTACTTATTATGACAAACATCTATCAAAATTTGAAATTAACAACAATTATAAATTATTAGCAAATAAAAACCCTCCAGTGAATGAATATTGATGAAAAATAAATAAAATATTATATTATATTATAAAATGAATTACGTTATTATTGTTTTAGGAATAATTGTTGTATTTTTATTATATTATGTGTATATCCGGTTATTGACCCCTTCTGTTATTAAACAAAGTGCGAAATTAAATGAAACAAATCCTCCTATTTCATATTTAAAAGACCCTACTAGTTTACATTACGCATATGGCATTTGGTTATATGTGAATTCTTGGGATAATACAAAAGAGAAGGTTATTATCAGTCGTGATAAAAATTTTAGTTTATATCTTGATGCTACCAGTGCTACATTATATTGTAAAATGTATTTAGATGATGATACCACCCAATTAATTACAATCACAAATAATTTCCCTTTACAAAAATGGGTCTATATTGTACTCAGTGTAGATTCTCAAATCGTTGATGTATATTTAAATGGTAAATTGGTAATCTCCCAAAAAATAACGAAAACACCAAAAATGCCAGGTGATTCTACCGTTCCATTATTACTCGGTGGTGCTGATACATGGGATGCGAATGTAGCTGATTTAATTCGTGTATCTCATGCAATGTCTCCACAAGAAGTGATGAATAATTATATTTCTGGATATAACAGCGTTGTTGGTGGAATATTTAGTATGAGTTCGTATAAAGCGAATTTGAAAGTGTTGAAAAATGGTGAAATATTCGCAGATACCCAATTGTTTTAGAGCAACACAGATTTGTATTGGTTATCGGTAATGACATTAAGAATTTAAAATGGGATTTCGTTTCATTTTAATTCTTTAATGGTTTAGATAATTTATATCAAATACTTTATGTATCTATAATATAATATAGATACATGAATTTAGAACAACCACAAAATCAAGGAACGAATATACAAAATAATATGTCAACTGTAAACAATAATGTTTCCAATTTTTTTACGAATATGAAACAAAATTTCAATACTATGCTAACTGGATTTTCAAATGAACCTGGTGCGAATCCACAATTTTCTTCATCCAATACAATCATTGCCAAATTCGCCTTTTTAATTTTGGTATTCATCATTTTTGTAATATTAATAAATTTAGGAATATCATTATTGATTTATTTTATTATGCCAAAAGATGACCCATATGTTATCAAAGGAATGATACAAGGCAGTCAACCTGCAACTATATCACAAGACCCGAATAATAGCAAATCTATTCCTATATTAAAATCGAATAATCAAAATGCTGGTATTGAATTTACATGGTCCACTTGGATTTATTTAGATGACCTTGGCACTAGTAATACGAAATATCAACATATTTTTAATAAAGGTGATAATAATTATGATTCTACTACAAATATTTCTTCAGTAAATAATGCGCCTGGTTTATATTTATCACCTGCAACGAATGAATTACATGTAATTATGAATACTGTTTCAAAAAGCGATGCAATTGAAATAATAGATATTAACAATGTTCCTATTAAAAAATGGGTCAACGTGATTATTCGATTAAAGAATACAATATTAGACGTTTATATCAATGGAAGTATCGCCGGACGTTTAGTATTACAGAATGTTCCAAAACAAAATTATAATAATGTGTATGTTTGTCAAAATGGCGGATTTACTGGTAAATTAGCCGATTTAAGATATTTTTCCAGAGCATTAAGTATTTTTGAAATCAATTCGGTTGTATCGAAAGGTCCAAATACAAGTACATCTGAATTAGATACAACAGTCACTTCCAAAGGTAATTATTCTTATTTATCTAATTTGTGGTATGCATCGAAACTATAATTTCGTAAAATAATATACATTCATTATGTATATTATTTATGACAACTATAAAAACCGATTTAAACAAAATATGCGACCAACGAAAGCAACAAATGTTATTTAATATTCCACCGGTTCGTTATACTCCGATTTCTCCTTATGAAAAATTTCCACAATTTACGAAATCTCAATTTGATATGCGCAGAAAAGCAGAGATATTATCATATACCGCAAACAAATCCAATACAAAAACAAATAATTTTACCAAAGCAAACAAATGGGCTCAATTAGTAAAAGGTGTAGGACAGCAATATAATTCGAAAAGCATAAAATTAACAGAAGTAAGGTACGAGAATTTAGATAATACCAAATATTCATCTATCGCAACATATACAGATATCATCGTAAATTATCCAGACACCTTCACGAAACATACGGATATCAATGGTAATATTTGGTATGATATTTCATCGCAACCGATCGTTATATGTAATGATAATATGATTCCGACTCCAACTTCATCCTCAGATGTACCTGGACCAGTGATAAATTTGATACGCGATTTGAATGTTCCTTTATATAATTATAAAAGTTCGATTGATACTGCGAATTATGGTCTCATACCTCCGACTGAGAATAAGTATATTAATTATAATATAGATACGAATATTCTAGGACAAAACAATACAACTACGAGCATTTTTTCATTGAATATCAACAATGCAATTGAAATGAGCGATTATTTTAATTTTGAAATACCATTGTCTATGTATTTTTCCGGTCAAAAAACGACAACATCTACTTCATATGACGTTTCATTTTCAAATATTTCAATGACGATTCAAACCCCTACAATCTCGGTATATTATAGTGATTCTATGGTAGGATTAAAGAATTCATATGATATATCATTTAATTGTATCAATAATAATATCATTTCTTTTGATTTGTCTTTAAATTCTACAACAAATAATTTTTCCGAATTTTCTGGTGAAATTTATATTGGAACATTAAAAATGAAAAACCTATTTTTATACACGCAGTCTGGTTATGTATATACTATCAAATTCAGTAATTTTATAACAGATAATACGAGTGATTTTACATTATATTCTAGTTATTTTTCTTCATTGCAATCTGGTATTAAATTTAATACGACTTCAATAACCAAAAACCAAACACATTGTGAAATTCATCAAACTACCTCTTCTGAACCAAATATTGGATTCACCTTGTCTTCTGCCAATTCTATATAATCTACAGGTTTCGTAGCTTCTGGATATGCTTCGCGATGGTTTATGTCAAATTCCAATTCGTCTATATAATTGATGATTACATATAACATATATTCAAATGCGTCCAATAATTCAGTTCCTTCTTTATATTTGACAAACCAAAAATTTTCCTTATACCGATGGAAAACAATTTCATTAAAGAAATTTTCGGGATTAAATAATAATTCGGTATCTATTTTCATATATATTTCATCTCTCAATAGGTAATATTTCATCGTCACATTTTTCAAATGATTTATAATTTCTACATAGATTAACAATGTATCCGGTTTTACTAAATTCCGATTGAAATTAGCGTCTAATAGAAAATTACGTAACCATTCTATTCCATGTAAGTTATGTCTTCCTATAGCATATTGTTGGTCGTTGTAATAATAATATTTTATCTCTTCCAATTTCTCCATTTTTTGCGAATCGTCCATAATATTATAGTATGAACGATACATTTTATATTTATTTTTTTATTTATATTTTATTTATGGTGTTTATGGGTATTTGTTCTGTGATAAATTAGGATTCAAACACATCGCCTGTTCGGGGAATACTTGCCCGGATAAACATTTATCACTATCAGTAACTTGTATACATCCTCTACGACCGTCATATTCTCCTACTAAACACCAACCCGCCTTTCCAGATGATATTGGTTTTTGTATTGGGTTGGTCGATGAATCCGGGGTTGGCTCTTTTTTAGGTGGGTTAGATACATTAATACTTTGGTCTAATTGATATTTCGCTTTTTCGTCTACATTTGGTCTACTTGCATCCTTTAATATATCACCAATAGATGATATAGTTCCGCCCGCAATATCTATGCCAGTTTTTGCTGTATTCGTTACAATATCCGCGGATTTGTCAATAATGGTTCCCGCTGTATATCCAAATACCGATAATATTTGGGTAATTAATGGTCCAAAAATGTTGGTAAGAATTTGTAATAAATTACCAAAAATATTTAAAATATTTATGCCTAAAAATGTCAATGTCAATAAAATCAATAAAAATATGATAATATAGTTTTTATTACTAAATATACTAGAAATTTGTGATGGTTGTTCTGAATAACCTATATTATTTGTCTCTGGTTGGCTATCCATATTCTATTATATAATATGGTATATTATTTTTTCATGATAGACATGTATTCGTTCAGTTAATTTGTTAAATATGTATTCTTATAATAAAAATGGGGTTATTCAATTATATAGATACGTTCTTTTTTATAAGTTTAGGAATTACTTTTATCTTAATATTACTGCTTGTATTTCATTTTAAACAACAAATTGCTAGTTTAGAACATAAAAATGATACTATGTTTGAAATTATAAATAATATTGTAAAAGAATTAAATTTTATGAAGAGCGGGTATTTAGTAAATTCAAGCCAATATCATTGTCAAGCGCTACAAGAACATAATGATGATACTATTATGTTCCAACAACATCCTTTTCAATCGAAACAAAATTTTGAAAATAAAATAGTTGTTTCCGACGATGATAGTGAGGACGAACAAGATAGTGATGATGATAGTGAAGACGACCAACATAGTGATGATGATGATACTGATAGTGAGGATGAAGAAGATAGTGAAGACGACCAACATAGTGATGATGAAGTTGTTGTTGTAAATCATAATGAAAACGATGTCAATGAAATAAAGGTGATTAATATTGAATTAGGCGATAATATTGAAATAAATGATATAGAAAATGATATCGAAAATGAGAACGATGCCGAAGAAGAAGAACCAATACAAGAACATTTTGAAAATGATACATCGATTGTTGTGACAAAATTGGAAAGCGAACATTTAGAAAGTAGTGAAAACACAGATCTAGTAATCAATACCACTACCGGGTTCAAAGCAACGAAAGATTATTATGCTCGTATGACCCTGAATGAATTAAAAACAATGGCTGTTACAAAAGGTTTAGTGAGTGATGCCAGTAAAATGAAAAAAATCCAACTTATTCAATTATTGTTAGAAAAACATTAAATTATATATATTATATTCTATATTATATATAATAATGTTCTCCAACCAATTTGAAACGATTGATTGTGCTTATCCTATCATTAAAGAAACGATCCCAAAATCTTCTTTAGGATATAATACAAATAATAAATACCCTGAATTTCCACCATTGATGAATGATGGTCGCTCTGTAACTGCTTCATATCAACCAGAAAGCGTCATCAATAATGAACTTATCACTAAAAATGGCATTCAAAGCAATTGGCAATATAGAAAATATTTAACCGAAAATTCTAAACAAATTATGGAATGGAACTTTCGCGAAGCATGTACCGATGCCGGATATTTCAAAAAACATAATGAAACTCCTTTATTCGGAATGGAACAGAATTTGCAAAATTCTACACCATATTTATTTAGTTCAGTCGTTGATAACGCCAAACCATTTGGATATGCCAATAGTGATTTAAAAGAAATTTATTTATCACGCGAACAATTAAATGCTCGTAAAATTTCGCCTGCTATTACCCAAGAAGAAATTTGGAAAAAAATGAAATAAATATTTTATTGAATTTTGTAAAATATTTACACTGTTGAAGAATTATATCCACGTTGATATATTATTTACGATTTCCAGATGTCATATCCATTCGTTTATTAGAATCCACATAACTATATCCTGGAGGACCTTGTATACCTTCTGGACCCTGTTCTCCTTGAGGTCCAGGCGGTCCTTGAGACCCACGTGGACCCAATTCACCTGATGGTCCTTGGGGTCCAGTAGGTCCCACCTCGCCCGATGGTCCTTGGGGTCCAGTAGGTCCCTGTTTTATGTCTTGTATCATATCTGATACAATTTGTCTTACATTATCTTGGGTAATTGGTTGATTATCAAATTCTTCCATTATGTATATATGTTTTACATAAAGAAGAATTACACAGCAGAATAAACCATAATATTTATTTATATGAGTTACGTAAATAATAGCAGTAAGTTCAAAAATAGTACCTATAAATAAATATATATTGTTATGTATGGTATTATAAAATATTACATATGCTAAAATTAGTGCTAAAACCAATAAGTTCAATGGATTTATTTTCATATATATAATCTATGCGGACAAATTAATTATTTTATTTCATTTTATTTTACATATACGCATATGAAATTAATTAGTTTTGATGTGGGAATTAAAAATATGGCATATTGTATCTTTCAAATAACACCTGGTTCTCCAACTTCTATTTTAGATTGGAATGTATTAAATTTATTAGAAAAAGATGCCCCCCAACATAGTTGTAATTGTTACTTAAAACCAAAAAATAAAAAAACACCCGCCAAATTATGTGGCAAGGTGGCAAAGTTCTCAAAAGGCTCCACTTATTTTTGTGATAAACATGCCAAAACGTCTACTGAATATTGTATTCCTACCAAACAAACCAGTCCCTCTCATTTTAATAAAATGAAAGTTCCCGAATTAAATGCCATTTGTAAAGATTTACAAATCATGGGAGAACACGACCATTTTACTCGACCCATTTTATTAGGTAAAATTCATGAATATTATGAGAACAAGTGTTTTGTGCCAATCGTCCATAAAAAGAAAAAATCGGCGAATGATACGGATTTAATCACGATTGGTAAGAAAATGAAACTATTATTGAATGAGATACCTGGAATTCATGAGATTACCCATGTGATTATTGAGAACCAAATATCTCCGATAGCGAATCGTATGAAAACCATACAGGGAATGTTGGCACAATATTTTATAATGAATAATAGTGATATTCATATTGAATTTATTTCATCTGCGAATAAATTGTCTATGAAAAACGTGGATGTAAAAAATGAAAATACAATGAATAGCGAGAACACATTTAGGGAAAATGGAGATGAAAATAGAGAACCTTTAGAAAATATTAATTCTGAATTTGTTACACAAAATAGTGTTTATAAGAAACACAAAATAGACGGGGTTACCAAATGTTCTCAAATATTAGATACCAATGATGATTTTAAAAAATGGAAATATGTTTTAGAAACAAAAAAGAAGGATGATTTAGCAGATTGTTTTTTACAGGGAATTTGGTACATCAATAAAAAATTTATTTAGGAAAAAGAAACATTCCAATGGTGCACAAATATTATTATATATATGCGTTGTCCTAAAGGATTTAGACAGCAACCACCAAAGTCAGGCATTTGTGTCAAAAATAATACCTCTAAAAGATGTGCGAAAGGAACTCGTAAAAATAAAAAAACTGGAAAATGCGAAAAACACACAAAACAAAGTAAAAGTAAAAAAATGAATAAAACTCCTGAAAAAGTAATGAAACAAGATAAAATTTGGAAAATTTATAAGATAGATTATGTTTATCCAACTATAATTGATGAAAAAAAAGTAGATCGTAGTGACTATGGAAGTATAAATATTGAAAATATATTCATCGAAAATGAAGAAAATGTAGTCCAAATTACTTTCGAAAATACAGAAGTGGAAGCGTTCATGGGAAAAAAACAAGATAAACATCCAAGAATTGTATGGGACGATAATACAATTCATAACATTAAAGATTTGAATATAGATATAAATACGTTGGATTCAAACAAATCCAATATTGTATTCTTTGGAACGGGAAATGATGACGATGGAAATAATACTGAAAGGAAAAATGTTGATCTCATTAAACGTGGCGCATATGGTAAATATGTAAACATAAATGATACATACCCAAATTTAGATAGCGAATACATAGATGATACAATAAAAGACCAGATTTTAGAAAAATCGATTGAAGTGATAAAACAGTTGTAATGATGCATTCATGGTGACGTGTAAATATAATAATATATCCTATCTATACTATTATATTCGAATAAAAAGAAAAATGAGACAAAACAATATTGAGAACTCAAATTATTATATATTTAAAATGCGGAGAACTTAAAAATAAAATTTGTATATTTATCATAAACAATGGAAGTCATTGATATTGGATTAAATGATTTAGAACCTATTTCTATTGATTTAGATAACTCATCATCAAAAGCTGTTAATTTTGGTCCTGGTATTGAATTATTAATGAATGATAGAGTAAAATCCGGTTCAAACAATATTAAATTTGAAGTCGGCGATTTAGATAATTTAGAACAAGAATTAAACAATCTTTCTGGGGTAGGTTCCGGTCCATCGAATAGTCATGCCAGTAGTCATTCCTCTGGTAGTGAAAGTAAAACATTAAGCGGTTTTAGTTCTAATTTATTCGGGTTTGGCGGTTCCGCTTCTGAATCCTCTTTTGATGGAGGTAAAACAATTCATTTAGAAAACGAATTCACCGATTCTAAATTAGGACAATCAACTGCTGAAAGTATGGGTAACACCAAAACATGGGATGGTTTTTCAAAAGTAAATGAAATTCCCACTGATAAAAGTTATGCTGCACCAACCAATCTTTCGGAACGAGAACGCCGTAGAAAGAAACGTATGATGATTAAAAAATTAGAGGATTGGAACTCCAAAGGGTTATACAAATCATCCTCGCATTTTACACTTGATTCTTCTTATGAAGAAATTGAAGACGAATATGAAACTGCAATGGAAGATAAACGCAAAAAAGATAGTATTAAATTACAGGGCTGGTGGTTTATGACGTTTGTAAATTCAGTTGAATATGCCAATGCGGCTTTCAATCCTTTTGATATTAATTTAGATGGTTGGGGAGAACAGGTGAGTGAAGATATTGATAGTTACGAAGAAATTTTTTCGGAATTACACGAAAAGTATAAGGGTGGTAAAATGGCTCCGGAATTATCCCTCTTGTTACGTCTTGGTTTTAGTGCGGCGGTGGTGAATTTCACCAACAAAGCATTATCCACTGCCACACCAGGATTTAATGATGTCATCCGTCAAAGTCCGGAATTAATGAAAGCCTTTACAAATGCCACCGTAAATAGTATGTCTCAAAATTCACCTGGATTTGCCTTTGCCAATAATATGATGCAAGACCAAATGAATAAACCACGTGGACCTCCTCCACCCGGTCCAATGGAAACCAAAGGACAAGCCCCACCACCTCGTCCTGGTATGGTATTCACCGAAGCACCAAGTAATCGCCAAGATATAAATGCGGCGCGGGGTGCTATGTTTAGAGAACAGGGGGTTGATTTAAATAATTATCAAGATATGACACAACAAGATAGAAGTAGTCGTCCAACCACTTTACCACCACAGGCACCATCACGACCTGAAATGCGTGGTCCACAAACCAGTGATATAGATAATATCTTATCTGGATTGAAAACCCGTAATGTGAATATCCATGAAAGTGCGGTGAATAACGATGATGATTCTATGATTTCCATTAGTTCTTTAAAAGACGTACAAAACGGAAATATGCCAAAACGTAGTCGCCGAAAACAACGTTCGGATAAAAATACAGTGTCATTAGACATCTAAGTAGGGAAACCGATGGTTTCCCCTACGACCCCTTCCTTTTATCCAGGGAACCTAATCCAGGGAACCTTTTCCAGGGAACCTACGGTTCCCTCGGACGCTCCCTCCCTTTGTAGGGAAACCGATGGGTAGTTTTGGGGATGTAAATGTAATTGCGTGAAAAAATAATAGGTTCATTGCCTATTATTTTTTATTTATTTTCACGTTGTCATTATAAAGATTACTCGCTATAAATATATAAAAAATAACTTACAAATATTATTAGACGGATCAATGAATTTTTGTAAAAAACCAACCAAAAGAATAAGTTTTAATTATATTGTAAATGTTGTACTCATACCATGCAGTAGAGAAATGGACGTAGAAATGAAAACCCTTTTATGGTGGAATAATAGAGAACTAAAATACTTTGGTATTTCTGCTATGGATGAACTTGACACCTTTTTATTATACAACTCACATCTCAATCGTAAACAAGCCATGAAATATCTGTATCAACCTGGATATATTGATATTTGATTTTACAACCTTACTGACGTATTTTTTTTGTATATTTTTTAATATAGCCATATCATATACCAGGTTAGAGATGCCCGAACATCCATTAAGTTTTCATTTTACCAAAGATTATGGAAATATTGATATTATTGAATTATGCCACGACGTTTTTATACAAATTGAATCCATCAACAATGAGATTGCTATCATTTCATTTATGAATGAAAAAAATGAAAATATAGATATTCCAAAAGGTGTAAAAGTAAATAATATTACACACGCACATAAAGAGCTTGTCAAACCGATCAATAACGTCTACGCATTAAGTTGGTTTGATAATTATTGTATTTATTATAATGGGAAATCGATTAAATTCATCAATAAACGTAATTGGGATATTTTTACCGAATATAAAAATGTTATCTAACATTAGTAGGGTGGGAGGTGGGGTAAATTAAAATTCAATCGTACATTTGTCACGATTATAATTTAGAATCATACATTTATCAAAATTATATGATTGCATGAGGGTTTCTTCATTCGGTAATGAAGTCCCTTTATAAAAATCCACGGGTTCAAATGCCAAATTGGGATTTTCAATATAAGTAGAATTGTCATACTGTTGTTTTGAAGCCGCCATTTTTGATATATAGGTTTCTACGTCATCAATGGTTCTTTTGAAAAATTGGGTGGTATTTCTGATTTTTTGTCCGGAATATTTATTACAGGCGTCATATGCGACAGCCGTAACCATAATTAATTTTTCGTGGTCTTCTTCCATGATATTATTGAAATATTCATTTATATATTGAGTTTGTACTTGGTCTATTATTTTGTCCGTGGGAGTAATATATGGACTTACTAAATTTTTATAATTTGGTATTAAATTGCGTGTAAATATTAGAAAGCACACTAAACGATATATCATGGTGTTCTTATAATTATAAAGGATTGTTTATAATTATATTTTTATCTTTTCATTCAATTTTATTACAAAAAATAAAGAGAGTAAATTACGCTCTAAAAATTACCTCCACGAAGCCGTAACACGAGATGCAAAGTGCTTTCTTTTTGAACGTTATAATCAGCTAATGTTCTCCCGTCTTCCAATTGTTTTCCAGCAAAGATCAATCGTTGTTGGTCCGGAGGGATACCTTCTTTGTCTTGAATCTTGGTCTTCACTGCATCTATGCTATCGGATGGTTCTACTTCCAATATAATAGTTTTTCCAGTAAGAGTTTTTATAAATATTTGCATCACGATTCTATAATATATATACCAGATAGAAAATATTTATACCCTTTTCTCAATATTCTGTTTTATCAATCTTGGCATTCCATTGGCGAAAACTCTTTTGGGCGATGTCTCGTTCTATTTGTATCATTTTGATTTTACGGTTCTCAACAGGCGTTGTCAATTCATCATAAATAAAATCATCATTAAATCCAATTTCTTTTGCATCTTTACGCGTATTCCCATAATATACGTTATCTATTTTCGCCCAATAAATCGCCGCCATACACATCGGGCATGGTTCACAAGAAGTATATATATTATGTCCGGTCAAATCATATGTATTCAGATTTTTACATGCATCACGTATGGCTACGATTTCCGCATGTTGAGTAGGATCATTATTTATAGTAACCATATTATGTCCTTGACCTACCAATACATCATATTGACTGACAATGACTGCGCCAAATGGTCCTCCTCCGGTTTTTACACTAAATTCTGCCAAGTCGCAGGCATTTGACATAAACTGCTTATCCATCTATCATACATAAAGATTATTTATTTTACAATTCTTCGCATTTACATACGTGATTACAATTATTTTTGATACATTTCTAACATTTTCTCTTTTTGGTCGTTATAATCCACCATCGGTTTATAATATTTGACACCTTTATATTTCGGATCCTTATGTGCGGTATGCCAATTATGAATATCTCGGGGTTCTAATTCGGCTAATTCCGGTATCCATTTTTTAATAAATTCACAATTTTTGTCAAAATTTTTAGATTGTAACCAGGGGTTCATATCACGGAAATAAGGCGTTCCATATACCCCTGTACTTGCTACACTTTGCCAGTTTCCTTGATTCGATGCTACATCATAATCCGTCAATTTTTGAGCGAAATATTTGGCTCCTTCTCTCCAATCTATCAATAATGTTTTTGTCAAAAAATTAGCCGTTGCCATACGTAATCTATTATGCATATATCCAGTGGCGTTTAATTGCCGCATTCCAGCATCAATCGTTGGAAAACCCGTTTCCCCATCACACCATCGTTCAAAATGACTTTTCGAACGACTCCATTTCACGTGTTGGTTATTATAAGATTTCGTCATGGTTTCTGGATATTCGTATAATATATGAGCGAAAAAATCACGCCATAAAAGTTCTCGTATCAATCCATGTTTTACTCCAAAATGTTCTTTATAAGCATAATAGACTTCACGAATAGAAATACAACCGAATTTTAAATAGGCGGATAAAAAAGACGTATTGTTTATAAAATAATCACGGGTTTTATCGTAATGTTTTTGTTCGGGGAGTGACTCGTTCAATCGTTTCAAACCATTGGCACGACCACCGTGTACTAATATATTCGTATTGGCTTTGACAAACAATTCGGCGGCTTTTTCCAAAGTGATTTCACTACTGATTGACGGTTGTGTTTTTCCCAAATTTTTCACATAGGTTCTCATTGGTTGTTCTACTTTTAAATCTATCGTGGCTTCATAAAACGGTGTGAATTTTTTATATATATTTTTACCCGCTCCGGATTTGATCGTTCCGGGTTCATGTAAATAATAATCCGCATAGGTTTCACATACAATATTGCGTTTTTTACAATAATTCACGGTTTCATTATCTCTTTCTATCGCATATGGAGTATAATCCCGATTAAAATGTACGGATGATATACCGACTTTATTGATAAAATGTTCTATTATTTTCAATTGTTTACCATAATAAATACATAAATACCCTCCAATTTTCGCGATTTCCTTAGATAAATCTTCTAAACTTTCTATCATAAATTGGATTGCGTTTTGAGAACGATATGAATTGTTTTTTCCTACTTGATCGGGCGTAAATATAAAACATACATATAATTCTTTACATTTATGACTGGCATTGATGAGTCCGATATTATCTATGATTCGCAAATCTCGGTGAAAAATAAATAATCCTTTTTCCGTTGACATAGATAGAATATAATTATATAAAATTGAATTAAAAATAACTTATTGTATACATATTATAACACTCGTAGCCATGGATTTTGAAACATTCTTTTACGATTTCTTAGCAATCATTAATATTTTATTCTTTGCTTTGGTTAAAAAAACCCACGATATTTCGTTAATTATTATTGAAAAAGTAAAAAATTACGATTATCAAGCATTAGGATTGAAAATTATATTTTATGCCGGTCAGGCAAAACAATTTTTGGTGGAAACGTATGAAAATAATTGTAAAAAAGGCGACCCCATTGACGTTGCAAAAGAAACTGTCGTTTATTATATAAAATATCTACATTCGGTGGTTTTGTCTTATCACATTGAACCAATGGAGAATGAATGGATTTCTACTGCATGTATATATCAAACTGATTTTGATAAAACAACTATGAATTATAGTTATAATGAAATATATCAACCAATGGCTGGTGAGGTTGAACCCGAATCGACACAACCCTCGCCGGTAATATTGTTAGACCAATTTAAACAATGGTTTCATGCGTCACAAAACATCATGAAAACGGACAAAAAAATAGAAGAATCTTTATTGACAATGAAAACGGGCGATACATATATTTACAAATTATGTACGCGCGAAAACAAATGTTGTCTTGAATTACCAAATGAATTATCTAAAATCAAATTTTTAAATATTGAATATTGTCATCCTGAAAATGAAAAATCGATTACCATCGACATTGACAAAAACGGATATTTAGTTGGCAATGAAATATTATCAAGTACTTTTGTAAAACGTTGTTTGGAATATATGAATGGTCTTAAATCGTTTGATATGAATTACACATTGAAAATTATGGATAATAATTTAGACAGTATTGTTTTAAAAAGTGATGAATATATTGTATTGGAACAAAATTCGTATAAAATTATGAAAAGAACAGCGATTGAACTCACGAATGATTGGGTCGATGTAGCGTCTGAAAACAATGAAACCGAATTCATAGAGAAGGTCATGGATGATGTAAATATCCATCTAGGGACTGAACCGAAACAGGAGACTATAGTCGAACCTGAAGCAGATAATGAAGCAGAACCTGTTCCAGAACCAGAAACAGAAAATGGACCAGAAAACGAAACAGAAGAAGAACTAGAAAATGAAACAGAAATAGAACCAGAAGAAGAACCACAAGAAAAAATAGAAAATGATATAGAATAAAAATAAAAAAGAATATTTTTTTACATAATTATTATAATGCTAACAAAAAACCATTTAAAAACAAAATATCATATTTATATACGGGCGTAATCATTATGGATGCAATGAGTATTCCTACCCCAAACCATAATTTGCATGGTAAATGGGATTTGTATTATCATTTACCAAACAACAACAAATGGGATTTATCCAGTTATACAATTATTATGAATGGGATAGATACAGTCGAAAAAGTATTATTGTTAAACGACCAAGTGAATGATAATATTGTAAAAAACTGTATGCTCTTTGTTATGCGTGAGGGGGTTACGCCCATGTGGGAAGACCCAAAAAATCGTGAGGGTGGTTGTTTTTCCTATAAAGTAGTGAATAAACAGGTTTATGAAGTATGGACCCATTTATTTTATTTATTATGTGGGGAAACATTATGCGTAGATAAAAAATATAATAAACATGTGAATGGTATTACCATTTCTCCTAAAAAAAATTTTTGTATTATAAAAATATGGTTGGATACGTCATTGTATCAAGATCCAAATATCATCACCAATATACCGAATTTGCTGAAACAGGGTTGTTTATTTAAGAAACATGAACCTGAATTCTAATTCCAGGGAACCTACGGTTCCCTTGGACGAACCCTCCCTTTATTTCGGGTGACTATAGGGTTCCCTTGGACGAACCCTCCCTTTGTAAAAATATATAGGCAATATATAATGGATAAAATAAATAAAAAAATAGATGACATCACGGTTTATCATTCGGTTCGGTTAGTCATACACCATATCATATGTGCTATTGAGGAATATAATGAACCAGAGGATATTTTGACAAATAATAGTATTTGGCGAAATGTTCCAGATAATTTTGATAAACCAAAATCAAATAAACATATATCATTTCATGACAAAGCACAAGAATATATAATACCGAATTGTCGTAATTATTTGACAGAAGAAGAACGACAACGTATTTGGTATACATCGCGCGATTATACAATTATGCAAAAGCAAGCATCACATGAAGTATTTTCATATATGTGTGCTTATCCTACTACGAATTATCGCCATTGTATAAAAAAATTATGGACGGAATATGATTTCATTCCATCTGAATAGAAAAATTGATTTATTTTTTATTATTATAACAAATAAATATAAACCCAATTCTATAATAATAATAACCTCCTCAATGAAAAAAATACCCCGTTATATTGATGCTTTACGTTCCGAAATTATTTATGATGTCGGTGAAAGTGCTGAAGAAAATTTCGATATTTTAGATGATGCCATGGGTGAAGATATGTGGTTTCACGTCCAAGGATTTTCATCATGTCATGTCATTGCTCGAATTGATGGTATAGAATTAGATAAAAAACAATTACGTCAGGTCATTACTCAAGGTTGTATGTTATGTAAACAATATTCTCGGTATGCTTATATGAATAATTTAGTTGTCATTTATACTCGTGTTAAAAACGTAAGAAAAACAAATATAGTAGGTAGAGTTGTTACGAAGGATGTCAAAAGTCGTGTCCTGTAATCCGGGGAACCTACGGTTCCCCCGGACGCCCCCTCCCTTTGTAGGGAAACCAAGGGTAGGGATTCTTACCCCACGACCCCTTCCTTTTAGTTTTACTTTTATAGATAATTTATTGTAAAAATAATAAATTATTTTTTTCATGCACTCTTCCCTACAAAGGGAGGGGGGCGTCCGGGGGAACCGTAGGTTCCCTGGATTATTTTTTGTCTAAGACTACCTCTTTCAGAACATTTCGGATGATTTTGTCACGGAATTTATTTTCCTGTTCTTCTCCTCTTCCACCCAAAGCCACCAATGCTAATTCCGTGAATTTTTCATTTGCCTCTGTATTGTTTATCACACTTTCTGGATATGCCAATTGCCAATCTTGTATTTGGTTCAAATTTAATTGGGCTACCTTATTAATCGCCCATTTCAATCTCCGTTTTTCATCATTCTCTTTCTCCCATTTATCATTATCTTTTATATAGAGTGTTTCACGTTTCAAATCAGTACAATGGATAGGTAATTTCTCTATTTCCATATTTCGTAATTCTTTGATAAAAATACGTGAAATACCTTCTACGAATCCTAACCTACCCGTAGTTTCAAAATCATGTATCGTTAATTTCAGTGAATTCACGAAATCCACTATATTCATGGCATCTTTACATGTTTCGTTCAAAAAGAAATTTAGATTGAATTGATTATTATTGTTGGTGGTATTATTATTCGTGGTTACAATAGACTGTTGATTTTTAGATAATTCCAAGATTTGTTTATTATGTTCTTCATTTTGTTGTAATAATTTATTTTGTAATTCTTTATTTTGTTCTATAAGAACATTTTGTAACTCTTTACTTTGGTTCAATACTTCCATAAATAATTGTGGTGCAAATGTATTCATCAAATCGGTTTCATCTGTGTTTTCATTTATGTTCGTTTGTATTGTAAGTTCTTTTTCTATACACTTTTGTTTGTGTTTCCATAACCCAGTTCTATTTTTAAACAATTTATTGCATATATTACATTCTAATATTGTTTTTGTTAAATTATCACTACTAAACATATGTTTTTTTGTTGTTATATGTTTATTATAATCTTTACATGAAGCAGTAGAATAATTACAACTTTCACAATGAAATATATTATTATCACAGGATTTTTTTGTTTCCATCGTGACTGAACGATGTTTTAACGTAAGCAAATGATTTGTGAAACTTTGTTTTCGCTCGGTTATATAATCACATTTTTCACAAAAATATTGCGGGATTTTTAGGGATTTTTTTGTTTCCATTTTCCTAAATTATGGAAACAAAAAAATCCCGCTATTTTTAACGAAAAAAAATTATGCTAACCGTTTTTCAAGTATTTTTTCGGTATTTAAAGCATCCACGAGTGAAACTGATTTTTTCGATTTTTTTGTAAAATTTATTCATCGCTTTTTCAAAATTGGACATTTTTAAAATGTCCAAAAATAAAAAGTGACCCCATTTCTTTTTCCGATTTTTTAAGGGTACCACTAATTTTTTCGTTAAATTTATATAACATATTACACATTTCTCTAAAATGGGCGCTTGAAATATGTAAAAGTGTAAATCACAAATCAATACTTCTCCTATAAAAATCACTTATTCGTGTATCGTATATTAGTGGGTTTGTGGTGAATGAATTTTTATCAGTTGTTTCTTGTTCCGATTTTTCATTGTATATTGTATTGAAGTCTATTTCATTTTTATCTGTTTCCTTTTTACTATAATATTTGTAAATAATATATATTATTATACCGCTAAGTGGGACAATAGTAAATATAATCAAATACATTTTTGTCCTATTCACTTTAAATGTATTTGAACTAAAATTATTTACCGTTGCATTTTCCTGACTATGTGAATATGTTGGAGAATAGGTTGGAGAATAGGTTGGAGAATAGGTTGGAGAATAGGTTGGAATAATAGTTGGAGAATAGGTTGGAATAATAGTTGGAGAATAGGTTGGAGAATAAGTTGGTGAATAGGTTGGAATAATAGTTGGAGAATAAGTTGGAGAATAGGTTGGAGAATAGGTTGGAGAATAGGTTGGAGAATAGGTTGGAGAATAGGTTGGAGAATAGGTTGGAGAATAGGTTGGAGAATAGGTTGGAGAATAGGTTGGAGAATAGGTTGGAGAATAGGTTGGAG